ATACCATGGCTAGGGAAGATTACATCGAAGTCAGCGAACGCATCCAAACGTTCTACGAGAAGTACCCAGAGGGAAGCCTGCAAAGTGAATACGAACTCGTCACAGTCCTCGATCATCAGTGGATCATCGTCAAGGCTTACGCCTACCGAACTCCTGACGATAATCGTCCTGGCATCGGACACGCATGGGAACACGTTCCCGGAAAAACCTCTTTCACCCTCGGATCAGAACTCATGGTCGGAGAAACCAGTGCATGGGGAAGAGCAATCGCAAGCCTAGGCATAGCCGTACATCGAGGCATCGCTTCAGCTAATGAAGTCAAAGCGGCAGAGTCACGCCGTGTGACACGCACCACAGAAAAGACACAGGACGACCCGTGGCAGCAACCTGCAGAGAACCCAATGCTCACAGGTGAAGCAAAGCGTCAGGCCTCATTCAGTGTGGCAAGTAGCGCACAGATAGGCAAGATCCGGGGAACGCTGAAAGACATGGGCATTACGTCAGCGGATGAAGCCCGCGACCTGGTCAATGCTTGCCTCGCCGCTAAAGGATCACAGAAACAGGTGACGCTCATCACAGAACTCGATAAGCGGGAAGCCTCGAAAGTGATCGAAGCCCTCATGGAATCACAAACAGTCGAGCAAGCAGCCGAGGCGCATAGTCCTAAAGAACTATAGACAGCATCAAACAGCAAGGCCATAATCGCATCCCCGTCGCACACTGACGCTAAAACAGTGTGGCCCCAGTAATTGGGGGGTCTAACCCAGGTCAGAGCTGGTGGGCCTTCCATGCGGAAATGGGTGCATGGGTGCGGTGAAGATGCAAAGTACATAAGTACTAGAGGATGATCGGGGAAAGAACCTAACCACCGCAGGACGTTCGGGCCGAGCCCGTAGGGTGAGAGCTCGGAACGAACGGCCCAAAACCTAGGGAGAACAAAATGAAATATGACAACCATTGCCGCAAGACCGGCTGCACTTGCGACCACACAGCATGCGTCCAAGGCTGGACCAACGACACCACACACAACACCACACCATGCCCCTACTGCCGACCAGACACCTACCAACGCTGGCACAGCAGGGAACAGGCACGACTCAAGGACTACCCCATGGAAGCCCTCAACCGCATCATGAGAGGCAGCAAGTAATGGCAACCAACCGCAACACCAAAGGCTATACAGCATGGGTGCGACGAGCCCTCAAAGAATGCGAGCCCGTCTGCTACAGGTGCGGCTACCCAATCGACATGACACTCCCACGCAACCATCCAGACGGAGCATCAGCCGAACACAAACACCCACTAGCTGAAGGCGGCGACCTCATCCCATCCATGGAAGACACGGCACTCAGTCACTTGAAGTGCAACAAACAACACGGCGGCATAATCGGCTCACGCAAATCAAGCGCAAGCAAACCCGGAACGAAAACAAACAGACGAACCGACTTTTTAGACAACACTCTCCTCTCTCCCGCCGCCCCTGCCTTGATTATCCCCAAGGGTCCTGAAACGGCCCTGGAAGGGCTCATGGAGCCCGAATATCATCCGGATGGGTTTATCCTTCCCCGTCTTGAAACGGGCCGCCATGAGGCTTACAGGGGATCTCATGGGGACAGTGCCGCTGAGTGGATCAAGCAGGCGATGGGTCTGGAATTGCGTGGCTGGCAGCGTTACGCGCTGGAACGTGCTCTGGAGTATGACGAGGATGGGCAGTTGCTTTGGCCCACAGTGATGATCACGGTAGGGAGACAGTCAGGAAAGTCGGTATTGTCCAGGGCGATATGCATGTGGCGGCTCCATCACGCTGAACTCTTTGGTGAGCAGCAAACCATTCTCCATATCGCGAATAAGCGCGACACCGCTATGGAAGTCATGCGACCGGCTGGGCTTTGGGCCACAGAAAAATACGGGGCTAAAGCAGTGAAGTGGGGTAACTCAGCTAGTGGGATCACGCTCCCATCCGGGGATCGCTGGTTGATTCACGCGGCGAACGAATCTGCGGGCGTCGGTTACTCGATTTCCATGTATTTCGCTGATGAGGCTTGGGCGATTAAAGAGGAAGTCATCGAGGGATCGATCACGCCTACACTCCTGGAGCGCAAACAGGCACAGGGCTATCTAGTGTCCACGGCAGGCGATTCCACTTCACAGCTGATGATCAAATACCGCCAGCGGGCGATGGAGAAAATCGGGCAAGACAACCCCGGTTCCATTCTTCTCCTGGAATGGTCCGCTCCACCGAATGCGGATTTTGAGAACCCGGAAACGTGGAAATGGGCGAGCCCGGAATGGACAGAGAAGCGGGCCAAGTTTCTTGAGAATCAATTCGAGTCAGTAAACCCGGACGAGTTCAAGCGGCAATACTGCAACATGTGGATCACTAAGGCGAATCATTGGCTTAAGACTTCATGGTGGCAGAACACGATCAGCGATAAAGAACTACCGGAAGTCGGTATGTGGAATGTGGCAGTGGAGTCAGACTTTGACGGCCTCGGTCACGCCGTCGCAGTTGCGGCAGCTGACGAATCGGGCGTAATTGTATTTCGGTGCCACACATACCGAACCATCCGCGAGGTAGATGAAGCGGTTACCGCAATACGGGCAGGCCATCCCTCGATCACGCTCCACGTCACTCCGGGCTACGTCGATCGGATCAAGAACCATATCGATGGTTTGGTTGGTCAGCGCGAAGCGGTACCAGCGACTCAAAACTTGCTGGATCTTTTTGATCGTAAAGGTTTGGCCCATGACGGTAATCCTATGCTCCTCGAGCAGTTCGCGACATCAACAATCGCAAGACGTCAGCAAGGATGGGTGCTATCTGCACCTCAAGGAACGTCGGGAGTGTACGCAGCTAGGGCGGTCATGTTCGCAGTCGCTCAAGCATCAAAAAGCCCTCGCCCAGTCGCAACGATTAGGACACGCAGACGCGCATAAACTCAGCAAATCACAGCCATGTGACTTTCCTATGATATGGCGTTACTCTACGAGTGTGGCGATTCCCCGTTCACTCCGGATTGTGGGGGGCCAGCGATCAATCGCTGAGTCCCTAGCTCACTCTGCCCCAGAGATGGCCCCTCACGTTCGTGAGTCCCAAAACCTATTAAGTCTCATCGGTGCGAGTCGTGGGCAATCGATCACGTTACCCGTGGCGATGCAGGTCCCAGCGTTCGCTAAAGCACTCCAGACCTACACAAACACCATTAGCGCGTTCCCGCTTAAGGAATACATTGGCAAAGATCAAACCGTCGCCAGGAGTTTCCTTGTCCAACCGTCAAAGGTCACCACTTACTCCAGTCTCATGGCTCGCACTATTAGCGATCTACTGGTGTACGACGAGGCTTACTGGAAAATCACAGCCCGCTCATGGGACGGTTATCCAAGTGAAATCATGCACATGCCATTCGTGCAACTGTCCTGGAGTGTCAGCCCCTCAGACCCGATGCAGGAAGTCCCCGAGTACGGAACGCTTTATTGGAATGGGCAAGTGGTTCCGATGGGTACTTATATTCGTTTTGATGGCACTGGTGCTGGCGGCTGGCTTCAATACGGAGCGACCGCCATCAATACCGCCGCTGCCCTAGAGCAAGCGGCTCTCAATGCGGCAATGAACCCCGTGCCGGTGACTACGCTCAAGAACACTGGGGCAGACCTTCCCGGTTCACAGGTGGATGCTCTCTTGGACGCTTGGGAAGAATCCCGCACCCAAAAGAGCACGGCATATCTCAACTCGACCATTGACTTGATCGTTAATGGTTTCTCAGCTCGTGACATGCAACTGGTCGAAGCGCGGCAGGCGTCAGGTGCTCAGATCGCTCGTATGGCTAACCTCGATCCGGTTTGGGTCGGAGCCGGTGTACCCGGATCGAGTCTCACCTACGCGAACCGCACAGATCTCTACCGTCAGCTCCTCGACCTGTCGCTGAGACCAGTGATGAACATGATCAGTCAGCGGCTCACCATGACGGACGTCACGCCACGAGGTCACAGTGTCACCTTCGACACTTCCGTATTCCTCAAGGAATCAGTTGGAGACATGGCCCAAATCGTGAACACGCTCCTACCGCTAGGCGTCATCAATCTTGACGAAGCCCGAGACTTTATCGACCTGCCAGATCTTATGGATGTAGACATCGAAGGACAGGACTAATGCAAACCACACAAACCCAATCCGAATGGATCATCGAAGTACGCGAAGACGCAGCTCCAGGTGACGTCGTCGCAGTCGGTCACGGCATGGCAGTCCCTTACGCAGCTGAAACAGATCTAGGCGCATTCCGCGAGTCCTTTGCACCTAACGCAATTGACCCGGCTCAGGTCATCGGTAAGCCGTTCGCGTACCGCCATGGCGAACCTATCGGCGTAATCACCGGGGCAGAGAACAAGCCCGACGGTCTCTACATTGACTTCAATATCCTTGACACTGTCCAGGGACGCGACGCCGCGATCCTTGGACGCAACGGGGCCAGCAAAGGCCTATCTATTGGTTTCCAACCGATTAAATCGGTTTGGAATCGGTCCAAGACCGCCGTTCAGCACACCGCTGCACAAATCTTGGAAGTATCACTCACACACAACCCCGCCTACAAACTAGCCGGGGCAACCATCCGAGAGGAAGACATGTCAGTCGAAACCGTCGAGGAGACCCCAGCGGTTTCCGCAGACATTGAAGCCCGCGAAGCAATCGCAGAACTTCGCTCACAAATCCAGTCAGTCGTACACGTCGCAGAGCCAATGCACCCACTTGCACAGTTCCGCAGCTTTGGCGAATACAACAAGGCAGTGCTCAACGGTGACGTAGATGCCCGCGCACTTGCTGACCAGATCACGACCAATAACCCCGGCGTTCTTCCACCAAACTGGATCATGGAAGTCAAGAACATCGTGGACCTCGGTCGCCCTGGCATTACCGCATTCGGTGTTCAGTCAGCCGGCACTTCAGGTATGGAAATCGCATGGCCTTACTTCGATGGCGATCTCGCTGCAATCGTAGAAGAGCAGACCACCGAGAAGACCGAAATCAATTCGGTCCGTATCGACATCAAGAAAGAGAACGCAAGTCTCGCAACATTCGCGGCAGGCTCGGACATCTCCTACCAGTTGCTCCAGCGTTCAGCACCGTCATACATCGAGGCACACGCCCGCATCATGCTCGCCTCATACGCACTCATCACCGATGGCGCATTCATGGCAGACTTGCTCGCCGGCTCAACCCCACTGAACTACAACCTCGCAGGTGACACCGACGGAGCAGCTTTCCGCGCCGCAGTGTTCGCAGCTAGTGTTGACGTTCAGACTGCATCGGGTCGCGGTGCAGAATTTGTGCTGGTTGCGTCAGATGTTTACAAGAAAATCGGCGGCTGGGATACGTTCTTCCCAAGCAATTACGGAACCTTCAACGTTTCCGGAACTGCAACCGCAGGCACTCTCGGCGTAAGCGTCTCAGGCCTTCCGGTCATCCATGACCGCCAATTGGCTCCGGGTGCAATCCTCGTATCGAACACCACCACCGCGAAGTGGGTCGAAGATGGCCCAATGCTCGGCAGCGTGGAAAACGTTGCTCTCCTCGGTCGTGACGTAGCCGTATATGGTTATGGCGTTCCCGCTGCATTCAATCCAGCGGGCATCATCAGCCTCGAAGTCGTCACACCGTAACAACCCCCCGGAATAGGATCCCGACCATGGCACTCGTACTAGGTGTAGATCTAGCAGACGTACTCGACCTCGACTACGTCCAAGATCCTGGCACTTATGACACCGTTGCGGAAGCAGCGGACGCCGTGGTCGGGGCCCTACTCACCACAACCGCATACAACGATGAACCGATTGCCTGCAAAGAGGCAGCCCTCTCGGTTGCGGTGGAAATGTTCCAAGCGAGGACAGCGGCAGGCGGTCAAGCAGTAGCCACCGACTATTCACCTGGTCCATATCGCCTATCCGTATGGATGACTAAGCGCGTCCACGCTTTGATCGGTCCATACATGGACGTGCGCGGGATGATCGGATGACCGCACTCACAACCGAATCCCGAGGAATGCTCAACGCAGCACTCCAGGGCCTTGGCCTCATCGTGTATGACGTGGTCCCAGCGACACCGACCACGCCCAGCGTCAGCATCATCCCCGATACGCCATGGATTAGACCCGAGCGGATTTCTAGCCACTTGCAATACGAGTGCCGCTGGAAGTTATTGCTCGCGGTCAAAACGAATCAAAACAAAGCGGCCCAAAATGATTCCGAAAAATACGTCGATTTCATTCTCGCGGCCCTCACAAACTCCCACTTTAACGTTTCATTGGTGGGACCGCCTCAGCTTACGGACGTGGGCGCACAAGGCACAGTATTAACTACCGAGATAAACGTCTCGGTCTCAATGAAGGAGTAAGTTATGCCAGCAGTAGGTATTGCCGGGTCCACGTTCACCGTAGAAGTGGGCTCCGCAGATTATTCATGCCAAGTCACCACAGGCACAATCACCACCACGCCAACCGTGACCCGCACCAAGACTCTATGTGGAGCAAACTTCACACAGACCGACATCAATTCAACAATGAGCGTCAATTTCCTGTACGACGGAAACACGGGCATCTACGACGCGCTCGCCACGTCAGCGGCAGCGGGCACAGGCATTGCCGTGACCGTAGAGACAGGAACCGCCGGCACTTGGACAGGCGCAGCAATGTGGATTGATTCACTCGACATCACTTACGATGCCGCTAACATTGCATCATGCACTGTCAGCCTTCAAGGTGACGTCAGTTACGCATAATCCAAACCTAGTGAACGGGGAAAAACCATGTTTCCAAAACTGAAAATTACGCTCGAAGGATCAGAACCCCAGATTGTCCAAATTACGCAAGCGGACATGTGGACATATGAGGAACTTTCCAACGGCAAAACAACTGAACACGGAATGCGCTTAACGCTCGCCTATTGCGCCCTGGAGTCAGAACCTAAGACTCTGGCACAGGTCAAAAAGTGGGCCCGTGAGAAGAACGTTCTCGTGGAAGTCGAAGGCACAGCGGTCCCTTTCCCAGAGACAGCGTCAGACGACTAGTCGTCCGTCTTGCGCTACGCATAGGGCGACCAGTTGAGGAAGTCCTAGCGATCAGTCCGGAACTATTCGCTACCTACATCGAGGAGCTACAGGATGGCAAAGACCAGTAAGGACTTCGACCTCTATGTCGAAGGCCTGAACGAGGTACTTCGCGCATTCCGGGCACTCCCCAAAGAGGCAGCGAAAGAACTCAGAGAATCATCCGTACAAATCGCAGAAAAATACATGGTTCCCTCATGGAAAGAGGCCGCGCTCGGTGCTGGCCCTTGGGGCCCAAAGATTGCCGAATCCGTCAAGGTAAAACGCGATCGAATCCCGGCGGTCCAGATCGGCGGCAATAAGAAAGTGTTCAGCGGCGGAGCATCGGCGACCATGGTGCGCTACCCATCGGACAAAGGCGACCAAGCCAGAGCAGCAAAGGGCGCACGAAACCGTATGCCAGCCGCTTTCAGATCTGGCACTGACTGGATCAGCCAGGCACGACGGGGATACGCATCAGAGGCAATCGTCGAATGGGGTCACGCGGTTGATCGCATTGTTAAGAAATGGGAAATGACACCATGAGTAAAACCTTAACCGTATTTCTTGCAGCTGACGTTTCCAAACTAAATTCTGGCTTAGCAAAAGGTAAGCGCGGACTCAAAGACTTTGAGGACGG